GTTGTAAATGTACCTGCTAACCCAGACGCTATGATGTTGGGCTATAAAAGCTTAAAAGAAGCTGGTTTTAGCAATGATACTATTACCCAAGCTGGTATGCCGGCTGCAATGATTGAAAAGATGAGTAAACTTGAGCAAGACATGGAAATTGTCAAAGGTCAGGTAGATTCTGCGGTGAAAGGGCTTAAACACCTTAATCCGCACAATGGTCGAAACAACCAAATCGTAACTGAGCGGTTGAGTATGTCAAAGATGGTGGCGAAAGCTGCAGATAACATTTTAGGCGATAAAGATACTCTACCTAAACAGACGGTGCGGAATGTGAAAGTTATTAAGCGAGCCAGTGAGTTAATTACTGTATCGCTTAAAGGAGAACTTTCAAATGGGAAGAATCAAAGAACTACAAGCCAAAGATAGTCTAAATGACGCCGAGCAAAAAGAACTAGATGAGCTATTAGCCGAAGCTAAAGAGTTGAACTCTGAAGTTGAAACTAAAAGCGCTGACAGTGATGAGCAAGCTATTGACGCTGCTGCTTCTGCTATTGCAGATAAAGCTGTTGAACAAGCTGAATCAAGAATTGCAAAGTCGATTGAGGACTTAACCAAAGCATTGAAGCCACAAGCTGAAGCCAAAGTTGTTAAGGAAAGTAAATTTATTACTGACCCAACTTATGGCCGCAAGAGTGTAGAAGAACTTGCTGAAATTAAAGTTGTGTTACCCGGCCGTAAAGAAGCTGGTAAAAGCGTAACTGAAGTATCGCAAAAGACTGTACACTTTGTTAGTGCTTTAATGACTGGCGATGTTCAAAAACTGCAAACTCTAGTAGAGGGAACAGCTGCGCTAGGTGGTTACTTAGTACCAGACGAATACGCAAATATGATAGTAGAAGACCTTAGGGACGCTACTGTTATGCGTAGTATAGCTGATGTTATGACCACTACAAGTGATACACTTCACTTGCCAAACCTAGCCACTCGACCTAAAGCTGCTTTTAGAGCTGAAGCTGCAGTCAAGAACACTTCAACTGTGCAGTGGGGCGAAAATGTGTTTACACCTTACAGCCTTGCTACAATCGTTAGTCTTTCTAACGAGTTGGTTGCTGACGCAAGTTTAGGCGGTAGCATTATAAACAATGTTACTCAACTAATCGTGCAATCACTTGCAGAACGTGAAGACGCTGCTTTCTTTACCGGTTCAGGCTCAGGCCAACCAACCGGTATGTCACAATACTCACCCGGCACTATTACTGTTGCTGCTGGTGGTACTGACGTGCAGCGAGCTGACGCTATTAAGCAAACTTGGGTAAGACTTGGACAAGGATACCGAGCTAGAGCTGTATGGGTTATGAACTCAACTACTTTAGAGCGTGTTGTTACATTGAAAGATAGTAATAACAACTACTTGACCAGTCGTCTAGGCGATAGCCCACAACTTACGTTGATGGGTCGTCCAATATATGAACAAAATGATATTGCTGGCGGAACTGCTTACTTTGGTGACTTTAGCTACTACAAAATCGTTGACCGAGAGGGCATTAGTGTCCGAGTGTCTGACGAAGCTACTGTTGCATCTGTATCAGGCTTCGAACGTAACATCACACACGTTCGTGTAGAAAAACGAGTTGATGGTGAGCTTACATTGCTTGCACCAATTCGAAAAGTTGCTGGATTAGGTACACCTTAATCTTAGTATCTTGACGCTTGGGGCTTTTAGCCCCTTGCGTGGGGGTATTATGAAAGTAAGAGTAAAGATAATAAAAGCAAACCCAGAGTACCCGATAGGGCAAACAATTACCCTCAAGAGAAGAGTGGCGTTGCGTTTGATTAAGCAAGGCGTGGCAATGATAAGTAAAGATATGATAATAAATGATATGGAGTTGCGATAAATGACCGCATTAAATACATGGGCGCTAACTAGCGTAGCAGATGTGAAAGAGAGCTTAGGCATTACTGACACAAGCCAAGATAATTTGATTAGGCGTAAAATAAACCAAGCTACCGACATGATAGAGAGCTATTGTGGTAAGAATAATGGTCAACATTTTGCTAGTACAGCCTATGTTGAAGATTATGATGGTACTGGTACTAACCAACTTATATTAAAAAACCGCCCTGTAATATCGTTTACTAGCCTAGCCCAGCGTTCTACTACCGAGAACATTAGCGATTTTGATACTGTTAATAGCAGTGATTACTTTGTTGATACTACCGCCGGTGTGGTCGATTGTGTCTTTACTCTGTCTTTGAACTGGAATATATACCGAGCCACCTATACAGCAGGGTTTGCTACGATACCTAGCGATTTAGCTGAGGCTTGTGTAATGCTAACTAGCGCATTGGTAGAAAATGCCAGCACTGGCGCTGCGGTTAAGCGTAAAACACAAGGCCCAAAAAGTATTGAGTATTATGATAGTGTGCAAGGCGAGAGCTTAATAACTCAACTGGGTATTGATGATATGTTACAGCGTTATACCGATATACCGATATTGGCGGACAAGTAGTGTGGCAAGCTTATTTTTCACCAACCATACAATACAGATATACCGCAATCGTAGAATTGGCAGTGCCAACCGCTTTACTATGTCGGCAACTGGCACTGTACACCCGGCAGATATTACACCAGCCAGCCTCGAGCGGACTGAGTTTGAAAATCAAGCAATCGGTAAAACCTACATTGGTTATGTTGAGGCTGATGTGGATATAAAAGAGGGCGATGAAGTAACCATTGTCGATAGCAGTGATTTAAATACCAAAAGGTATTCAGTCAAGGGTGTATCTCGTTGGGAGGGCTTCGGGATTGTCGATTGCAAAGAATTAACTTTAGTGAGTCAAGACTAATGGCACAAGTACATATAGAGATTAAAAATATAGCCCAGATACGTTCTGCCTTTGGCAAAGCGCCTAGACTTATGGCTGAGGCATTTAAGGGTGCATTACAAAAATCGGCTCTGCAAGTACAGCGTGAAAGTATGATACGCACACCTGTATTGACCGGTCGCTTGCGTTCTAGCCATACAAATATGCTTAGTGGCTCAGGCTTACACATGAGCGCTACTGTTGAGCCTACTGCTAATTATGGGATATTTGTACACGAGGGAACTAGATTTATGAAAGGCAGACCATTTTTGAAGGAGGGTGCAGAAGCTAGTATAAATGAAATAGATGATTACTTTACTAAAGCAGTACAAGACGTTTTTGACAGAATAGGACGAGAAGTATGAGCGTATCAACTGACATAAAATCATTATTAGTAAGTAAAATAAACGCCTTATCTAGCACACAGGCTGTGTATAGCTATTCAGAACTCAACCCAAGCGGCTGGCCATGTGTTTGGGTAAAGACTGCGGACCTGCAGGGTACTTTTGCAACAACGGCTGAGAATAGGCGCATATACGCTTACAATGTAACCTGCTTATTAACGCTTGGCGAAGATTTTATTAAAGATGGCTCAATTCAACGTGAAGAATATGCCGAGAACGTATTAGCAGGGGTTACTGACGATATTATAAATGCCATAGATGATGTTAGCTTTATAACTGAGTTAAATGCCATATACACAGGTGGCGATACAACAGTGTTGTTTGTTGAGGCTGCTGACGCTCAATGGGGTGAAGTTGATATGCAATCGGGCAAAGCTAAAGCAGTACAAGTAACACTTATGATACATACCGATTACAATACTCGCTAACTTCTTGACGAAAATGACAAAAACACTTAATAATAACATTATAAGGAACAAAAGGAATAAAATATGAGTAAGTTTGTAGGTAGATTAGGAAATGTAGGGGCTGCTAAAGAGGCTACTAGCGGAACAATAGTAACGCCAACGTTTTGGATACCATTTAATAGTATTAGTTTTGATGATAAAGTGACTACCGCTAGAGAAACTGAAGGCTTGGGTAGGATTGAAGATAGTGATAGTAATTATGTAGTAAATAAATATGGTGAGGGCGATTTAGAGTTTGACCTGAATGATTTGAACTTGGGTGTATTTCTAACATCACTCATGGGTGCTAGTCCAAGCACAACTGGCGGGCCGACTTATGCACACGCATATAGTTTAACTAATACCAATACACACAAAACTATGTCGCTTGCATATCAAGACCCAGACCAGACAAAGATATTTCCATTTACAATGATTGATAGCCTAGAGATTACTGTTGAGCCAGATGGAATTGCAAAGGCTAAAGCTAGTTTTAAGAGTAGAGTATCACGCGATTGGTCTACACTTACACCGAGCTACACAACACTTGGTAATAAGTTTTTACACCAACATCTAGTATTTAAGACCGCAGCTAATATTGCCGGACTAGGTGCAGCTAGTGCAATACCACTAAAGAAATTGACATTAACGATTAGTGCTAACTCTGATTTTGACAATGTGATGGGTACTGTTGAGCCAGAAGCAATCCTCAATCACCAATTTAGTGTAGAGGGTGAGATTACACTCAACAAGACAGATGATACTTACCGACAACTAATGTTGGCCGGTACTTACAAAGCACTACAAGTCAAGTTTGATAGAGCTTCAAACTCTAGTTTAGACATACAACTACCTAGAGTAGACTTTACCGAGTGGGAACAAGACCGAAGCCTAGATGACATTGTAGGACAAACAATACAATTTAAGGGTAATTACGATAGTGCAAACGCAGCCTCAATAATCAGCACATGTACGCTGACCAATACTAATAGCGGTGCAAGTTACTAATAAATAATCGAAAGGAAAAAAGCAAATGAGTAGAATAGTTATAAAGAAAAAGGTGTCTTTGGATTTCTTGGGTGCTGACTATAAGGATTGTTACCTTGAGTTTAAGACCATACCAATGAAAGAGTATGAGAAGTACGTCGAGCAAGCTAGTGAGAATAAGGACGAGAAAAAAGCAGTAGGATTTATTACTAGCACACTACAAGACCTATTTATATCTGGCAAGTTTATAGACGAGAACAAAGAGCAGTTTGATGTGAAAAAAGAAGAGCTAGGTGACTTTGATATAACTGTCATGGTCACAGTATTTAAGGCACTTACAGGACAAGACCAAAACCCAAACTAAAGCGCCGACTAGCTGATAGTATATTTCACAATGGTCGGCCACCTATCGAGCTACTAAAGTACCAATATCGTAAATTATTTCATTTATCTGCCAAGCAATTAGAAGAAGAGCCAATTACAGACTTCTTTACGAATTTGCTTATTTATAGTTATACTCAAGAGAGAGAGCGTATTGAAATGGAGAAATCTAAAAAATAATGGCAACCGCAAATGTAAAAGTAGCAATAACTGCTGAAGATAAAGCTAGTAGCGTAGTACAGGGATTTGGTGGCTCAATTACTAAAATGGCTGGTGCGGTAGCACTTGGTCAATTAGCAGTACAGGGTCTAAACGCAGTTATGAGCAAGTTTGCTGACGCCGGTAGATTTGCAATAGATAGTGCGAGTGATTTCCAACAAAGTAGAATAGCCTTTGAAACCATGCTCGGTAGTGCAGACAAAGCACGCAAAATGCTCAAAGATGTGTCAGACTTTGCAATGAAAACACCATTTGAGTTACCTGAAGTTGTCACAGGTGCAAAGCAATTATTAGCCTATGGTATCGAAGCAGAGAAGATTATACCTACATTTAAGAACTTGGGTAATATCGCAGCTGGTGTAGGCAAAGACAAACTACCGCAGCTGATACTAGCTTATGGTCAAGTAAGAGCAGCTACCAAACTTACAGGCGCAGAGTTACGACAATTTACAGAAGCTGGTGTACCATTACTAGAAGAGCTTGCCAAACAATCAGGCAAATCAACTGCACAAGTCAAAGAAGATATGGAAAGAGGACTTGCACCTAGCTTTAGTGATGTTGAAAAGGCATTGGCTGGTATGAGCGGTGAGGGTGGTAAGTTCTTTGACTTGCTAGATAAACAATCTAAAACCTTTGGTGGTACATTATCTAATATACGCGACAACTTTGTTAGAGTATCACTTGAAATACTTGGCATGAGTGAGCAAGGCGACATCAAAGAGGGCAGTATATTCTACTATCTACAAAAGGGTGCAGAAGGATTTTTGAAATGGCTCAATGAAAACAAAACCACGATTGTAGCAGTATTTGATAGTATGTTTCAAGGTCTAAAGTGGATTGGTGAAAATGTAGTTAAACCTGTATTTGAGTATTTGAGAAATAACGGGCCAGCTATATTAGATGGATTAAGGCAAGCTTGGGAAGCTCTAAAACCTGGATTAGCTGGTGTTTGGTTTATTATTAAAACTCAATTATGGCCTGCGTTGCAAGATTTATGGAACACTATACAGACACAGTTATTGCCCGTACTCCAAGAATTCTGGGACAAGAATCAGAACTGGATTATACCAGCACTGCAAGCACTTGCAGTAGTGGTGGGTGTTGTATTACTTGGCGCTATATTAGGATTTATTGCCTTGTTAAAAGTAACTGTGGTTGCTATATCTTGGCTTGGTACAGGATTTAATTGGGTAGTTGAACAAATAAAGGCCGGTATTGGCTGGGTAGTTGAACGTGTTACTTATATGAAAGACCACTTTTGGGAAAGTATTGGATTTATAATAGGCTTCTTTGCTACACTTCCTCTAAAAATACTATTTTATGTAGGTTTAGCCATAACTGGTGCAGTAAATTATATTCAAAAAATAGATTGGTGGGGTGTACTCAGTGGAATATGGAACGCCTGGACAAGATTGGGTGGCTTTGTAAATAATGCAGTTGCCGATATGATAAACAGAGCAATACACGCTGATTGGGGTGCAATTGGCAGGTCGGTTGGTAACGCTATCGTAGGCGCTCTAGAGGGTGCAATAAATGGTGCTATATCTGGTATACCAGGTGCGCCTCATATAAAAATACCTAGATTCGCTACTGGAGTACAAAACTTTACTGGTGGTTTAGCTGTAGTTGGTGAGCGCGGGCCGGAACTCGTAAACCTACCAAGAGGCAGTGATGTAATACCTAATAACAAATTGGCCGGCGGTGGTGGTAGTACCAACCAAACAACTATAAATATAAATGTAGGTCTAATGACTGGTAGCGCAATAGAGCGCCGAGAGGCAGCGGCTAAGATGTTTGAAGATTTAAAAGACATAGCTGGTATGCAGGGGCAAACAGTTGCTCAGATGATAGGGATATAATATGGCATTTCAACTAAATGGAACAACAATAAAAGCACCGCAGACAATAAGCGAAACTGTGGACAATATACAATACGCACAGCAGCGTACCCTGTCTGGCTCGGTTAATAGAGATTATTTCGGTAATAATAAACGAGTATGGAAACTTAGTTATATCAATATACAAAAGACTTATTATGATGTAATTAAGTCTATTTATGATACCTATACCGCTAGTGGTACAGCGGTTACTTGGGTGAGTACCGAAACTAACTATGCTATAAGCTCAACTAATGTGCATGTAAATATAGACACTAGGGGCTTTAGCGTGGGTGGTGAAGATTACATATCTAGCTTTACTTTAATACTTACAGAGGCTTAGTGTGTTAGCCGTACCAACAGGGTGGACTGCTGAAGAGCGAGATACTACTCGCAAGATAACTGCGAGCGCTACAGTGGCTTGGAAAAAAAGCTTAAACAATGCTATTAGGCTCTTTACTATTGGCGTATCTACTATTGGTGGCACAGATATAATTGCTAGTGCTGGTGGGGTAAACTCTGATTGGAATAATTACCAATACCAAAATGAGAGTGCTTACTTAATGAACTTGAGCTATGAGCGTAGTTTGCAAATGCCGGCAGGTGGTGCAAACAAGGCTTTGGCTGAAATAGAGCTAGACAACACTTCAGGGCGCTTTACGCCACGCTATATGGGTGGTAATAGCGAATTATACACCGCAGTACAAAAACCGCGCAGACCGCTTGTAATCAACGCAGGCTTCAATTATAACGGGGTAGACAATAACATACCGCAGTTTGTAGGCGTAACTAGCAAACCACCAGACGCTAGTAGCCGAGACAAGACTGCTAACTTTCAGGCAGAAGATTTTATTGGCTTTTTACAAAACAAGTATGTAGATAATACTACTATGTTTACAGCCCAGCGCACCGACCAAGTGTTAGCTACTATACTTGGTAATCTAGGCTATGGCACTGCCCAATATGAGCTTGATTATGGTATTAACTTAATTAACTTTGGCATATACGAAACCGGCACTAAATATATAGATGTAATACAAAAGCTTGTGCAAGCCGAAAACGGACAGTTTTACCAAGATGAAGAGGGCATATTGCGCTTTGAAAACCGCCAACACTGGGACAGCTCACCGCACAACACTATACAGCGAGTAATAACAACTGCAATGGTACTTGACGCTAAGATTACTGGCGATAGCCATATAATAAATGTTGTTGAAGTAAAAGGTACACCTAGAGAAAAACAAGCTACTCAAAGGGTATTTCAAGGCTCTGGCTTTAGTGGTACAGGTAATATACTTGTGCCGGCTAGTGCCAACAAAGAGGTTTGGATAAATTATGATGACCCTATGCTCGCTATAACTACACCAGTACCAGCAACTACTAGCGGTGATTATTCTTACTTTGCTGCTAACGCTTTAGAAGATGGTACTGGCACAGATATGACATCTAATATATATGTAAAGTCGATTGAAAACTTTGCTAGAGCCACTAAGATTGTATTTGCTAATCGCTCAACTACGCCTGCGTATATTATAAAGTTAGATATTTGGGGAAGACCTGCCAGACGTACTGGTGATGTATATGCTCGTAATGAGCGTGGCGCAAGTGTTACTGCTTACGAAGAACGACCATTTAAGATTGAAAATGAATACATACAATCTAATAGTTGGGCTGAGAGCTATACTCAGATGATACTTAGAGATTTTGCTAACCCTGAAAACTTACAACAGATTACTATACGAGCTATACCTGAATTACAGCTTGGTGATTTGATTAGTTGGCAGGGGCGGTACTGGCGAATATATGGCATAAAGAGTAAAATAGCACCAAGCGTTGGGTTTGTGCAGGAGTTACAATTACTACAGCGCACAATAACAACTTACTTTAGAATTGGTATAAGCACGATTGGTGGCAGCGACCAAATCGCACCATAAGGAGTAAAATGGCACTATTTATAAACGGACAATCACCAGATAAAATACGCAGTGGCTCAAGCCTGATTAAGCAATCAACACCGGGTACTAGGGTGGACTTTTTGCAACAAAGTACCTTTGCTGCTGGTAGTATCACGCTAACAACTGGCTTGGTTGGCTCTTTTAGATTTAACTTAACTATTTACCCAACCGATTTACCAACTTCATCTTATGCTAGTGGTTTACAAATACCACAATTAAGCTCACTTGGATTTCCTGTATTTGATTTTTTTACCGATACTAACAACGATTATAATTATGAATTCGGTAATGGCGCTTCGCTTACTACCGAGCAAAAGAATATGACTATGGGTGGGTGGTTTGCTTATGGGCCAACAAGTGGCTGTAGCCAAACTTGGATTATGATAGCTAAAAATAGTGGTGCAAATACTCACACGATTTACACTAGCGGAATATGGAAATACTTAGTCAGTGGAGAGGAAACAGTATAATGATAGAAGAAAAACACGAAGTATTTATCAAAGATAATGAAGTGGTTGGTGCAGCAACATCATCTACTGTTACAGATAAGAACACAATATCTACAGTAGAGCCTGGTGGAATAGATGGCACTGAAGTGCAACAAGTAGACAAGTCTGAGATTAAAGAAATAGAAAAAGCACTTAGAGATAATAATAAAAAGGTAATGATTGAGAATGGCAAGCCACGCATAAGACTTCTTGACGCAAAGGGCAAAATTAAGTAAAGATATAATTATGAAACGCTATGAAGTAAAATGTTTGAAATGCAAGAAAAGCGCCTTTGTGCGTATCCACGATGGACACCAGATAGAATATGAGGGTGGCGTAAATACAAACTTACTAGCTGGCAGGTGGCGTAAGAGCCTAGACTTTGGTTGGGAGTGTGTTTGTGGTAATGATAATAGATTATGTAAACAGGAAAAAGACGAAATGGACAATTTAGTTACTGGTACTCCGCAACAGATTGCGCAAATAGTAAAAAGCCTAGACATTGCTGACAACAAGCAATTTATAATGGTGGGTGCGTAATGGCTTATGCAAGTTGGAGTGTTGTTTTTGGTGAGCAACCAAGTGCAGCTAAGTGGAACATACTTGGCACAAATGACGCTAGTTTCAATGATGGTACTGGTATTTTTGGCTTATATAAAAACTTACTTGCGGTAGACAGCAACCCATATAAGTTTAGTGTTTATCGTAATGCAGCTGCCAATACTGGTAATGGAGCATTCGCCAAAGTTAGTTTTGATACTGAAGTATATGATACTAATAATAATTTTTCTGGTGGTACTTATACCGCACCAATTGCTGGATTTTATCAATTTTCTTCTTTTATAGAAGTTGCCACTGTCAGTGACCAAGTGCAAATTTCGGTTGAGCTGTGGAAGAATGGTGCTGTCCACAAACGACTTGGTCTAGTATCAGCAAGTGGAGCTGCTAATCATGGATGTGGCGATTCGGTCTTGGTTCAGTCAGCCGCAAGTGATACCTGGGACATATACGTTTATGCAGGTTCTACAAAAGCGATTCAGGTAGGGGCTACATCAGCTTGGTTTACCGGTCATTTAATATCGAGAACCTAGTATGGACTTCATCAACCACTCAGGCACAGCAATAGCAATTTTTATAGGTGCTGGTGTATTGGCTGGCAATGTTTGGTACGGCATTAAATCTCAATCTGCCAAAATACTCAAAGAAGAAGTTAGTATATTGCGAGCAGAAGTAAACGCTTGTGAGACTAGGCACGTTAAAAACGAGAAACGTATTGTCGAGCTTGAGAGTAAGATAGACAGTACAATCAATATACCACTACAAGAGATTTCCAAGCACATGGCAAAGACTAATAGTATTTTAGAAAAAATGGTCAAGTAATGTGGGCAGACTTTTTTAACCAAAACAATGGTAGATATGTAGACTTTGACGGTGCTTATGGTTTTCAATGTTTTGACTTGGTAAACAAGTGGAGTACCGCACTTGGGTATAGACCATTTACAGGCTTATATGCTTCGGGTATATACGGACAACCACAAGGCAATTATACTCAAATACCTAACTCGCCTACCGCAGTACCGCAAGCAGGTGATATAATAGTATGGAACAACAATTATGGTGGTGGGTATGGACACACTGGAATTGCAACTGGTAACGGTAATACTTCTTGGTTCGAAAGCCTAGACCAGAATTGGCCGGGCGGTTCACCAAGCAAAGTAGTTAGGCACGATTACAATGGAGTTATAGGTTGGTTACGACCAAATAAATTAAGTGGGCAACCACAGGGAGAGGATATGATACAATCAGGCGATAATTATTACGCAAGAGCTAACAAACTACACCAGCAAGTAAGGGGTAGAGGGCTTAGTAGAGAGGTGTTTAACGCCTTCGTGGGTAAGTCTTGGCTAACATTTATAGAAACATTATCAGATGACCCAGAAGCAGACAATTGGAATACTAACGGGCAAGTTGGTGCAATAGCTCGCAGAGATAGGTGGGATTTGCAAATCTACTCACTACAAGACCAACTCAAAAAAGCCACCGACTTAGTTAATACCTTAAATGACAGATTGGTAAAAAGCGAGAATACTACTAAAGCACTTACAGAAAAAGTTGATAAGCTCAATGCTAAAGTAGCCGAGCTAGATAGCCCAGATAACATTGTGGTTAGCCGAGGATTCTTTAATTCGTTATTTGATAAGATTAAAAATATAATTAGAAAGGGGTAATATGTTAGAAGTAATAGTAGACTTTGTAAAAACCAGTAGGAAAGCAATCGTAGCTTTCGTTATAACCGCTTTAATAGCCTATGTGGCTCGTAAAGGGTACTCACTTGACGTTAGTATGCAAGAAGCCCTTAGAACGCTCTTAGACGGGCTTATAGTGGCTGTATTGGTATGGCTAACTAAAAACAAGCAGGTGTAATGTGGCCGAAGATACACCAATTACCGATGAGTGGGAAAAACCGCTAGTATGCCCAATTGACCCAGCAGAATTGGCTGTTTGCGAAGCTTGTCAATGATAGTATAATAAAATGTATGCTCAGCACGAGCTTGTACCTACCCTAGTAAGAGCTTAAATAAAAGACCACCTTATTTTGAGGTGGCTTTTATTATTCAGTGGTGGGAGTGGCAATGGAATAGCCATGTACCACCGAACAGAACTTATTATACTAAAAAAAGCTCATAAGCAACACCACGCTGTGTTACCTATGAGCCATTACTACTGGCGAAACAAATCCTCGTAATCGACTGGCAAAAGCCAATCTTGAAAGCGCCACCATATTTTATTTAATACTTTTTTGATGTTGCTAATCATTTGCGAGCCTCTCTTTTGAGTCGGTAGATACGATAAATTATTTCATTCTTATCAGCCTCTAGGCGCTCTATGGCAATTGATAGTGAGCGGTGCATGGGTGCTTTTACTGATAACTCTAGCTCAATGCCTTTTAACTCAGCCTCTAGAGCTTGTATATCGGCTCGCCTATCATCGCTTAACTTCATTGCATTGCCCCCTTTTGTAGGTACAAGTATAAGTAATTATTGCGCTTATAAAAAAGATTTGTAAACAACTTTGACTTTAATGCTAAGTAATGTATAATGAACTTAACCAGATATGACTATTTGGTTCAAATTAAATAAAAAAGTTATTGACAGCGAGGGTGTGTGTGCTATTATTAAAGTAATAGTCATATCGTTAAGCACTCGCAAGTCGGGTGCTTCTTTATTTGGTGGGTACATTAAAATCACCAACAGTAGTTTTGTCATACTATTGTATAAATAATAAAATGATACAAATTATGAGTTACTGAATTAAATCTTGGCAATGTCCTAAACTGACAACCAAGTACCCAAGTAAACCATAATAACGATTAAAAGCCTTGCTGAAAACTAATGTGATTGCTTAAGCATTATACCAAAGGTCTTGGTGGGTAGCAGTTTAAGGTAGATAATAGGTGATTGGTAATAAACAAGAAGTGGTTACTAACTTGGGTAGTAAAGATGAGTTTATGGGTGTTATTTATATACAAAAAAGTATCTAAAAAGTATTGACTTATGTCTAGCGTAAGAGTACAATAGATATATAAACAATTAAAAAAGGGAGTATAAAATGGGAAATGACCAAGACCGACTACAACAAATGGAAAACAACTACAACGCCGGCGATAATGTGTTTGAGGCGTTAGGGTTGCAACAAAACACAATGCGTAAGCTTGCAAAACATAGAGAAGAAGAAAAATATGAAGAAGCCCTAGAGTATTTTATAGATGAGGGCTTTAATAGAGAGCTTGCCGAAGAATATGCAAGCGCAATGGTGCTAGGCAATACTAAAATAGAGCAATACCTATGCCCTAGCTATGCTGATGACAATAGCGAAATACAAGATTGCCTTTGTGGGAAGTGCGTATAATGCGACAGATAGCGCTAATGATACCAGAGTGGGTATATAACCTGGCAATACTAATACTTGTGCCGACCACAATAGTGTATGCAATATGGTGGTGGAATAAAGATATTAAAAAATAGTTTACTTAAGCTTAATATAAGCGTATAATTAAAGTAGTATTAAAAAAGCAAGGGAGTAAAAAGCAAATGCAAGATAAAGAAAAGCAATTAAAAGAGCCATTTGAGCCAGAGCATATTGAGTGGCGAGTACAGCAAAGCGGTAAACAAAACGACAACCATACTGGTGAAGTTAAGCATTGGGCGTTAGTGTTAGCCTATGTTACTAACAGAGCTATTATGGATAGGCTAGACGAAGTCTTTGGCATAGATGGTTGGTGTAACGAGTATAGTGAAGCACCGGGCGGTGGCGTGCTGTGTGGCATTACTGTGTTACACCACGAAGTGCCAATTACTAAGTATGATGGCGCAGAGCAGACCCAGATAGAAGCAGTTAAAGGTGGGCTAAGTGGCTCAATGAAACGGGCTGCGGTGCAATGGGGTATAGGTAGATATTTATACGACCTAGAAGCTAATTTTGTAACACTGACGCAATTAAAACCACCAACAATGAAAGGCTACGGGGTTCACTATGACAAAGAAAGTAAAAAGCGACTCTATTACAAGCACCCAGAATTACCAGAGTTTGCTAGACCAAGCAAGCCAAGTAAAGCTTGAAATGAATATCTTATATGATTTATATAAAGATAAAAGACAACAATATGAAAGTTTAAGAAATCAGATTGAAGCGATAATATTAAATAATGAGGAGTTAAAAAATGAGTAGAACAACAGCAATACAAGAAGTGAAAATGTACCAAAGCAATGATTGGGAATTACAAGAGGAAACACCAGAATACTTTTTATTGAGAAAAAACACCGCAACAGTTGGTGTACATATATTACTAATTTTGTTCTTTTGGTGGACTTTTGGCATAGCTAATTTACTTTACTGGGCATTGAGTAATAAAACTAAAAAGATTGTTAAGTAGGGCGCTATGAAGCTAAGTAGGCTTACACCGGCACAACAAATAGATATTTGGCAACCGCGTTGGAAAGACCGCACAGTGCTTATAGCAAAGCATAAAGTAGGTACTCACAATGAAATTAAGTTTAGCAGAACACCCAGTATGCCAGATACTTATTATCTTAGCGGTGCAGATATACAAGCTTGCCCTATACAATCAAATGGAAAACTTGACTGCTATGCAGTACCGATTAGTAAATTAGAAATATTAGAAAGGATTTAGATTTATGAAAGATAATCAAATAGAACAATTAAATGAACAGCTAGGAATAATTATCGACATACTCGAGGAATTGCGTATGCGGTGTGAGGGTATTGAAGATAGAATAGCTGATATTGAAAGGGTTGTTTATAATGGCAAATAACAAAAAGGGCGGTAAAAAAGCTCAACAAACATTACTCGAAAAACTAGGTAGCAAAGAAGCGGTCAAAGCTTACTACCAAAGTATTGGACGTATGGGTGGCAGTAAATCAAGAGGCGGTGGCTTTGCTAGCGACAAAGTAGGCTCTGACGGACTTACTGGTGCAGAGAGAGCTAGACTAGCAGGCGCAAAAGGTGGCAAAGCAACAAGACTACCCAGCACGATAACCGAAAAACAAAAGAAGCAAATACATAATCTATTAGAGGGTTAAAATGAATAAAGTAGTAATTACATTAACAACCGACAAAGATTTATTATCAATAAATCGACATATGAACATTATGATTGAAGCGTTTATAAAGCAGGGCGTACAAGTTACTGAATATACAATACAAGAATTTAAAAGTGACCCAGCAGTTTTTAGTAGTTTAGATGACTTAATAGCAACCGATAACGGTTAAAAATAAAAGAGAGGGTGTATGAACAAAGCTACAATCACAGGTAAGAAGATTAGAATACCTATAAGAATCCAGTTTTTTGACGATAAAAATGTTCAGGTGGGTAAAACCATCAGTCGGACAGTAAAATCAAGAATTATACGAGATGTACAGGTAGGCTTAAAAAATAAAGGGGTATTCTATGGCGAGTGTACCATCTTCTATGACGGAGATAATGATTATCTAAATTCTTTTAGATTCACTAGCCTCAAGCAATTTACTGACACATTATCAGTTGACACCGAACTAGATTTAGTTAGGGAGTTTATATGAAACTCGAGGACGCAATTAAGGGCATACAAGCCCACAGGGAGTTGATTCACAAAGAGAACTTATGGGAAGACCCAATTTCTCTAAGCGACACTATGACCCGATTAGCAGTCTATAACTCCTACCTTGCTGATAACATCGCCCCACTACATAAAAATGCCACAGATAAGGCGTATGGGGTGTTTAGTGAGTGCAAGGCAGACGGTATGGCTACTAACCGAGCCGAGATAGAAGCTAGGGGTAACTCAGCTGAGGAACGAATGCTCCACGAGAATACCGAGAAGATTTACAAGTCAACAGCAAACCTAATAACAGTCTTACAGAGCCGACTAAGAGTAATCGAAAACGCTCGTAGACAGGAAGGAGTAGAACAGTGAAATCTGTGAACAAACAACAGAAAGCAGCAAGAACAGCCAAGAAACGCTATGGCAAAGACTTTCACGCCAAAGCAGGCTCTAAGAGTAGTGGTAACAAAAACCCCAACATTAAGGGCAACCCCGACCTTGCTAGAGAGCTAGTTAAAAAGCGTTGGGATAGATACCGAGAACTTAAGGCTGAACAATACGAAATGGAAGCCCGAGAAGCTAAAGAGAACTTTGAGACTGAGCGAGGGGAAAATGAATAAGTTAGACGGTCACAACGAACTTATAATTCTAGCCCCTAGGTGGAAGGATAAGAAGGTTCTAATAGCTAGTTGGAAACTTGTAGAGCCAGACAACCGTATTACTATAACAGCCGAGCGTAAAGACGGCACAAGATTCTACCCAGCCTCATACTTTATAAGTACTAAGAAAATAAAAACATACCCGTTAGAAAAAATGAAACAAGGTGCGATGTATATTGTGCCACTAAATGATTTAATGATGCCAGAAGGAGGAGTGTAATGTCAGGAGTACGGGCAGGTGGCCTAAAGGCTGCCAAAACAAACAAACTAAGACACGGCTCAGATTTTTATCGTAAAATTGGGGCTATGGGTGGAGCTAAGAGCCGAGGTGGTGGATTCGCCTACGATAGAGCCTTAGCCAGAGAAGCAGGTAGACGTGGTGGTAAGGCTAGTAGACGAACTGCTATTAAACAGGTTGAAGCTGAAGCTATTGCCGCAGAGAAAGAACACGCACAATGGAAACAACTAAAAAAGCTAGGATAAAAGTATTCAAAGGTCTTAGATGTGACCATAGACTAGAGGTAGCTGAGTATTATGGTGAGTATAAGTTTTTAAGATGTGAGAAGTGTAAAACGCTAAGAGCTGTAAAAAGTTTAAGTTTAATGAAAGTGAGGGTTAAATGAATCGAGTAGAGAGAAATAGCAGAATAGCGATATGGATTGTAGCCATAGCAGTAACAATCTTAATGGCTTATGTATTGTGGCTATTACTAACAATGCAACAGTTGGCAAATGATTTAGAAAAATGTAACCAACCATTAGACCAATTAAACAGGGTAGACTACCAATTCTGTTTACAACTTAATAGTGGGTTGAGATGAAAGAAGTTAAAATTAAATTATATAAAAAGTTTAATATTCCATATTCTATTTATACAATATCGACTAGATGTACATTTCACAGCTCAAGATTACAAAAAACAGTCAAAAAACTAATAAGTATTGGATATATAATAGAACACCCAGAACATAGGTTTGTAGATAATATTGTAAAAAGAGGCAACTACTCTATGTTATATCGCTACTCGCAAGAAAAATGTATTATGGTTAGCTCGGGGTGGCACGCTAGTATCGCACCAATAAACTTGAAAGAGGTATAGAATTATGACCCCTATAAACAGTGAAGACGAGCTGAGGCATTTAGAAAAAGCCGTAGACTTTCAAGTGCATATACATAAATTAAAAAGTTTGCAATATGAAGCAAAAGCTAGAACTACTCCCGATATATACGACCCTGAACTGGTCAATCTAAGAGAAGAATTAGCTATGGCGTGGAGCGAATATCGAATTGCCCAAAAAATGCTTAATAATTTTGCAATCACCAACCAAGAAGGGGGAGAAGTGAGATGAAAAAGCTAAAGAGTATGTGGGTGTTATTGTGGGCAAAACCGTGGATTATAAAAAGGAAGGAGATTAAATGAGAATCGGCAAATATAAGACACAATTCAAAGCACGATTATCCTACATACTACATATAAATCAGGCACACAAGTACCCAGAGCCTAGTTGGTTCTACCCTGTAAACGACTGGATTAGAGGTAAGGAATTAGAAAAAGAAATGAAAAAAAGAAACTACAAGATTTAAATGTAGTAGAAGCAGTAATAAGTAGTTTAAGAAAGGTTTAAGAGATGATAGCCGATTACGAAAAGAATATAAAGGAGAAGTTGGGCTATGAAAAGTAAACCCCAGAAGCTAGAAAAAGGTACATTTGATGACCAATTAAGATACCTATTGAAAAAATATAGTGGTTTAGAACTAAGAAAAGCTATCACAACACTTTGCGAGGAAGAGGTAAGACGGGCTAGACTTGATGAGCTATCTAAGTTTGAGTATAACTGGGGCGGCGGTAGAGACACTGGAGATATTCATAGAGCGTTAGTTAAACGATGTGAGGAGTTAGGAAAATGAAGTATAACTACGGCACTATCGAAAGACCAGTTAAAATCAAAAAGCGAGTAGAGAGAAGCCCATTTGTATTGAACCTCAGTGAAGAAGCGAAGAAGTGGGCAGAGCTGGGTAAGCGATTAAGAAAGAGGATACGAGGGTACAATGTATAATTGGTGCAGGAGTAAATGATTACAGCCAATAAGCAATTTAAAAACTAAATACTCCACTTATACTAGCGCAGTGTGAGAAAGGACAAAAAGATGTCAAACCAAGTCATACAGGAAACAAGAGAGTATACTCAATTTAAATTCCTAGACACTAACAGACAAATCGCTAACTCGCACGTTAAGAAACTGGCAGAAGCTATGCGTGAAAAGCCACAAACAAATAAGGTTAGGCCAATACTTGTGAATGAGAATATGCAGGTTATAGATGGTCAACATAGGCTAAAGGCTTGTGAGATGTTGAGCCTACCCGTCTATTATGTAGTAGGTAAAGGACTTACAACAAAAGACGCACAACATTTAAACGCAATACAAAAAAACTGGTCACCGCTAGACTACGCACAAAGCTATGCCACCGCTGGTGATGAGAACTATCAAACATACTTAGATTTTAGAGATAGATTTAGGCTGTCACATAGCACTACACTTACATACCTTAGCCAATCCATTACGGCTGGTAATATAGCTGAGCCATTTAGGGCTGGTTACTTCAGGGTTAAGAATGTAAAAAAAGCTGAAAACTTATGTAAACAACTAATAGAGGTTGGTGCTTACATAAAAGACTACCGACAATCAAAGTTTGGGCAGGCTTATATGTTGCTGGCTCTACACCCAGCCTATAGTCATAAAAGATTTTTAAGCAGAGCTGAAAAGTATCAAGCTAAGTTTATAGTAAGATACGAAAACTTATCTGATTACATAAGAAGTATTGAAGCACTTTATAACTTCAATACAGAACTTGAAAACCAGATAATGTTAAAAATAAACTAAACTAAATTAAAAAGCACTGCGCTAGTATAAGTGGAGTATAATAAAAAAATGATACCAACTGAAGAACAAGAGCAACAGATATTTATTGGCTGGCTTGTTATAAATGATTTGCATTATTGGCATACACCAAACAGCACCTATACTAAAAGCTGGTCTCAAAAAAGGCATAATACTAATATGGGTGTGCAATCGGGCATACCAGATTTATTTGTTATAGTTAATAATAAGTTAATAGCGGTCGAGATGAAACGACAAAAAGGCGGAGTTGTTAGCAACAACCAAAAGATATGGCTAGAGCGACTTAATAGCGCTAGTATACCTGCTAAAGTTTGCAAGGGTGCAAATGAAGCTATAAAATATGTGCAGGGGTTTATGTAATGATAAATGATTTTGAACAAGATGATATTGATTTTGCATTATTTTTGATGAGCAAATTGCCAGTCGGCTTTCTGTCTGATTGCTATATGGATTATATGGTTATAAAGAATTATAGACAAAGCCAGCCAATTACCAAGAGTGATATTAACCGCTTAGAATTACAATTAAAGCTTGGTGCATATAAAAGCTTTACAAACAAAAAGGATTGATTTATAATTTAGCCATAACATCTTTACGGATATGAAAAAAGCATATAATAATATAAATAACCGGCACAGTTTACTTGCTTTTTCTGTTGCCGGTTTTTTGATGAGGTAAAAATGAAAACAGTGGCAATAGTAGGCTATGGCGTAGTTGGCAAAGCATATCACAAGGTTTTTAAAGACGCCATTATTTATGACCCGTACCAACCAGAGGGCAAAGATACAACAAAAGATGATGTTAATAAATGTGATGTTGCGGTAGTGGCGGTATTCACTCCGCACAATGAAGATGGCACACTAGATATATCTATTGTTGAAGAAGTTGTTGATTGGATTGAGTGTCCACTGATTATTATTAAAAGCGCACTCCACCCCGGCACTGTTGATTACTTGGTTGAAAAAACAAACAAGCGGATTGCAATTTCTGTAGAATATGTTGGTGAGGGAAATTACCCCGTACACTTTTGGAAGTACCCAGACCAAGATGACCCACGCAAGCACCAAATGTTAGTTGTTGGTGGGGCTAATGATGTAGCCGAAGAAGCTATACAGGTGTTGTGGCGCTACCTATCACCAGATATTAAAATACACAAAGTAACAGCTCTAGAAGCTGAGATTGTAAAGTTGGTAGAGAATAGCTACCCAGCAATGAAAGTAACATTTATGAACGCTATGCTGTCGGTTGCTAAGAAGTCTGGCAGCAGTTTTATACGAATACATCAAGCTTGGAACAGCGACCCACGAACCGATAGTATGCACGTTAGAGCGGTTGAGTTTGAGCGAGGCTGGGCTAGTAAATGCTGGGATAAAGACGTGCCAGCACTGGCTAGGTATGCTGAAAGTATTGGTGCTAATGATATGGCAGAGTTATTAGATACAGTTATTAAAATAAATAAAGACCACTTAAAAGAAAATGATAAAGCTTGAGTTTAGTTTTGATGATGGCAGTATATACGATATGCGTATTGCCGATATGCTTAGTGGGTATGGTTACAAGGCTACATTTTACATACCAGTGAATTGGCAAAGATATTTATTATCTAAAGGTATTGAGCCATTAAGCCGAGATAATTTAATTGAGATTGCTAGTCGTTACACACTTGGCTCGCATGGCGTAAACCACGCACTGCTTACCCAGTCTAGCGAAAAACAACAACGCCAAGAGATATTTGAAAGCAAAGAGTATTGGGATTTACAGGGCTATACAGTAGATAGCTTCTGCTACCCTAGAGGTTATTATAATGATGATATAAAAGACATGGTGCGTGAAGCAGGTTATAAAACAGCACGCACAGTTAAAGTTGGTAATTTAGAGCCAGCAGATGACCCGTATGAAACCGAAACCACTGTACACGTTGGTTATGATAGAGATGAATATAATATGGATTGGTATTCGTATGCTCGCAATAAAGTATTAGAGGCTATTAACCGAGATAGAGCTGGCGAAGATATGGTATTTCATGCGTGGGGGCATAGTGAAGAGATACATAGATTGCAACAATGGGAACGCTTAGGAAGTTTTTTGAGGTTTATAAATGAAAATATTGACCGCTAACCAAAGCTTGATGTCGGTCGGCGGTGGCTGGTCTTGGCTTGCCAACTTTAAAAAAGGTATGGGCGATTTAATTACCGAGAATTATAATGAAGCAGATATATATTTTGTACCTAGTGCAAGTATGATTAAGCCAGAGCTTGCCGAGCAAGCTAAAGCTGATGGTAAAAAGGTAGTGTTGCGTACCGATAATGCTCTAAAGCATAGCAGAAATGGTGGCAAAGGCATGGCTCGTATGAGCCGAATAGCCGAGATTGCTGACCTGGTTGTTTACCAGTGTGTATGGGCTAAAGATTATCTGCATGATTATCTAGGGCAACCTAATGCTAGGGTTGTATATAATGGCGTTGATACAGATATTTTTAAGCCGACAGGTGAGCAAGTAGTGATAGACTCTGATGAAGTTTATCTATACTCAAGCGCTGCTAAGGGCGAAACTAAGCGGTGGGAGTGGGCTTGGTGGCGTTACCAACAGTACCAAAAAGAAAATAAGAACGCTAAATTGTTGATTGCTGGCAATATATCTACGCCAGTTATGGAAAACAACTTTGATTTTTTTAATGGTGAGCGGTTTACATATCTAGGTATGATAACCAACCCACATGATATGGCACAGGTTTACAGGGCTAGTAATTACCTATTTGCAGTATATGAAAATGATTGCTACTCCAATACCTATTTAGAAGCGTTGGCTTGTGGTGTTGAGCTGGTAGATGTGCATATGAGCGGTGGCACGCCAGAGTTATTAAAAAACTGGAAGCGTGGGCTTGAATATAATAGTATTGAGCGTATGTGTAATGATTACAAAAAAGCATTGGTGGGGCTATGAGTAGCAGTTATAGGCTGGAACTTGATAGGTGGCTAAAAAGCTTAGATGTAGTAGCTGATACTGTTTTTGATGTAGGCGGTGCGCAATTGCCACTACCTAAAAGAGTTAATAGCTTTGATGTTGATAATTATACTATTTTTGATTTACCACAACCGCACGCTGATAGCCCAGAGCCAGACGTTCTATGTGACTTAAATGAGGGCTTGGCTAGTGCTGGAATAAATAGTGCTATACATGGCTATAGAGGTATGGCTGACGCTGTCTTTTGCCTAGAGGTTATGGAATATGTATACCGCCCAGAACTGGCTTTAAACACGCTTAAAACACTTATTAAGCCTAAGGGGTATATATGGGTTAGCTGGCAAAGTGTTTACCCATTACACCAACCGATAGCCGATGACGCATTGCGTTATATGCCAGCAGGGGTTGAGAAGTTAGCCGATATTTGCGGATTAAAGATTACCGAGTGGGTATGGCGCAGGGCTGAAACCAACGGCTGGCTACAATTTTGCAGTGCTGAGCGTATGCGACCAGCTAAAGGTGAAGACCATAGCTTTACAGGGTTTATAACTAAATTAGAAAAGAGGTAACATGGGGCAAAGAGAACAATTAAGGGCTAAATTAGAAGCGATAACACTTGAGGGTAAAAAGTGTATAGATTGGGGTAGTGGTGCAAAGCCGGCCGCCAAATATGTAAAACATACTAAGTGTAAATGGCTGTGTATAGATAAAAACAAAAGCTTGGTAGCACAATATAAAGATTTAAAGCTAAAATTAGAGGTAAAAGACATTGCAACCTACCAACCAAAAGCCAATAATGATGTGGCGTTTTGTTTAGAGGTGCTTGAGCATACTTTGTACCCACGCATAATTGTAAGTAATATATATGGCTCGCTTAAAGAGGGTGGCAAGCTATATTTATCTGTACCGTTTATGTTTGAAGAACACTCAGAAGAAGATTATTGGCGGTTTACTAAGTATGGGTTAAGGCACTTATTAAAAGAGTTTAGCGAGTTTAAGATTGAGCCATTTGATAATAGCGTTGGTTATTGGGTAGAGGCTACAAAGTGAGCCAAGAGTTTGACAAGTATGAAAAACTTGGGGCATATCACTACGATTGGTATGATGACCCAAACTGGGCTTGGTATAAGTTATGCGTTGATAGATGTGTAGACTTCTGCAAAGGCTCAACGCTTGATGTTGGTTGTGGTGATGGTTTGGTGGCTAACAAAATAGCCGAGAACTATGAAGTATTGGGCGTTGATAACTCACAGATTGGTATAGAATTGGCGAGAGAAAAAGGCAACGCTAGGTTTAGGTATTGGGATTTAAGCGGTAGAAGCGGTATAAACACAGATTATATGGTGTGTCTAAATGTGATAGAACACCTAGACAGCAAAGGTGTTAAAAGGCTATTAAACCTATTTGATAAACACATAAACAAGGCAGGTATTATTATTACCGATGAAGCTACCGATAACTTAGGCAGATACCATGAACACGAGTACACGCTACCAGAACTTAAAGCGTTATTTAAAGATTATAAAGTTAAAGGGTTTAAGATAAAAAGTACCGAGTTTGGTAAGCCGATTACTTTTATAGGTGTGGAAGTGTATAAATGAAAAAGGCATTTGTAACCTCGATAGGCGAGCCAACAACCGAGCTATGCGTTTGGAGTTTAGAGCGACAAGGCTTTGATGTTGAATTGGTGCTAAATGCTGATAGATTATCTGATAAACTACAATATATCTATAATAAAGCCGATGATGATTTTTTAAGAGTTGATGCAGATGTAATTGTAACTCGCAAGGTTAAGTTATTAGAAGTGCCAACTGGTGCTTGGTGGGCGCAAGCTAAGTGTTTTGGTTGGTACTCACAAGATATTATAAATGGCGGTGTACAGTTAATAAAAAAGGAGTGCTTGCCGGCGCTAGGAAAGCACATTGGAAGTCACTTGTTAGATGAGCGCCCGGAAACTTCAATGTCAAGATTGGCAGAGTTTTATGAGCCACGCAGGTTTGTATCGGTGGATTTATTATGTGGTATTCATGGTTATAAAAATGATGTTGATAAGGCAAAACAAACTAAAGATAGACGAGGGCAAACAGACTTTGACTTCGAGTTAGCGAGGAAATTAAATGAGCTTTAAATTACCAGAAACAACAGATTGGTTCAAAGAACAGAACCAACACGCACCAACACTTGAGTATGCACAAGAGATACATAAAGTAGTAAATGATTATGGCTATAAAAAAGCCCTAGAGATTGGCTGTATATGGGGCGTAAGTACAATATCTATACTCAAAGCTGGTACAGGCACATTATTGTCGGTTGACCCGATACCACAAACAAACCCAAGTATGCACGCAATGGTTGAGGTGCGGTATGCAAAATTACAGGATAGGTGGTCGAGCTTTGAGGGCAGAAGCCATGTATTCTGGGAACAAAACAAAGAGAAGTTTGATTTAATATATATAGATGGTAGCCATAATTATGCTGATGTAAAGCTAGATTTAAATTGTGCTTGGGTATGCTTACAGAAAAATGGCTTGCTATTAACTGATGATTACTTGCACGACCATAACCACGATAGCGATTATGGGGTAAGTCTAGCGGTATTAGAGCTTATGCACGAAAAACAAGTAGTGCCAAGACACATGGGCAAACATTGTATAGGGTTTGTAAAATGACCATTGGTGCTTTCATAACCAAAACACGCCCAGAGCAAAGGGGCGATACTTATGAGCAGTGCCTACAATCGGCTATGGGCTTTTGCGATAGGGTAGTAACTATTGATGGTGAGCGTACTTGGCCGCAAGAGTTTGATTGGAAGATTATTGGCGAGCATTTTCAAAAGGGCTATACTAACTGCGATACTGATTGGGTAATACACCTAGATACAGACTTTATATTTCACGAGAAAGATTATGATAAATTGCGCAAGGCATTGGCGGATAACCCCGAAGCCCCAGCAATATCGTTTTGGAAGTACCAGATATTTACACCATATAAATACACATTAAAAAGCCGACTTGTGTTGGCGGTAAACAAAGCACGTTATGGTGATATGATACGCTTTGATAGTGGCGGTGATTTATGCCAACCAAGCTTAAATGGCGAGTATATAAAGCCAGAAGATGTGCCAGAAGCCCGCATACCATTTTATAATTATGAGAAGTTACTTAAAACTAAAGACCAAGTAGCCGAAGATTGTGGGCGTATGGACAGAGCTTACTACCAACACTTTGGCAAATACCAACTAGGCACAGATGGCACAGACGAGAGCGCATTTAATGGTTGGCTAGATATGGTAAAAGGTAGATATAAAAAACACAATAACACACTAACGCTAGATGACCACCCAGCAGTAATGCAAGAAACGATAACCAATCTCAAGCCTGAGCAGTTTGGCTACAATGGTTGGGGTGTGCTAACATAAAAGAAAGGTATAAAAGCAATGAAAGTAATCGCAATAGTAGACAAAGAGAAAACCGCCTTAGACAGATTAGCTCAAGGGGTTAAGCCCTATCATAAAAACCTAGATTATAAAGTTATATCGGTACACCCGAAACGCCCAGACCCAGAGCAACTTGAAGCGATTGAGCGTGAGTGTAAAGACGCAGATATTATTGACGCGCAGTATTACAAAAGTATGGACATGCTAAGAGAACGCTTTGATTGGCTTAAAAAAATACCAACCATACTTACTCATAACAACCCATACGCAATACACGAAAGAGATTGGAACGATTACCCGATAGTAGTAGCTAACAATACTGTAATGCAAGCCGAGCTAAGCCATATAACCAGCTCACGCCTAGAGTATATACCGCTAACTGTTGACCATAAGTTTTGGCAGTTTAATACCGATTGGCAACCTAAAGACCAAGTAATAATGGTGGCTAACCGCATTGAGGGTAAAAAAGGCATACGCGAAGTGGCGATTGCTTGTGCCGAGCTTGGCTTAAAGTTTGTTTTGGTGGGTGCAATATCAGATTTAGATTATTATCATGGTATTGAAGCAACTGGTAATGTTGAGTTCTATGAGCAAGTTAGTGATGAGCAACTAAGAGATTTATATTATGACTCGCTGTTGCACGTTTGTAATAGCCAAGACAATTTTGAAAGCGGTACTTTGCCAATACTTGAGGCTATGATGTGTGGCACGCCAGTGCTTACTCGTAAGGTTGGTCATGTACCTGATTTAAATAATGGCAAGAATATGATTATTTATGATGGTGATAATGAAAATGTATTTACTCTAATAGAAGCTATAAAAGACGCTGTATCAGATAGAGATGGGCTAAAAGAAATGCGAGAAAAAGCTTGGAACACCGCTAAGAAGTTTAATTTTGAGCGCAGAGCCTATGCTTACCAAAAACTATACCGAAGTTTAATATCTGAGAAACAAAGCGTGTCGGTAATTGTGCCAGTATGTGATAAGGCAGAGATTACCAAGCAATGTATAGAAGCTATTGACGCCCAAACCTATGACAATATAGAGATTATATTAGTAAACGATAGCCAAGAGCCGGTAACATATAAAAGCAAATGGCCGGTAAGAGTTATAGAAAACTACAATGATGATTACGGGCTTGCTAGGGCGCGTAACAGGGGTATTATTGAAGCGACTGGGGATATAGTAGTGTTTTGCGACCAACGCATTGTAATGGATAGTAAAGCAATTGAAGCGCTTGTTAATAACTTACAGATTAGAACTTGGGTGTATGGTACTAAGGGTGTTAAAAAAGAGTTTGTGGAAAACTTTAGTTGCGTGTATAGAGATGATTTAATAAAGCTTGGTATGTTTAATGAGCGTTGCGATAAATACGGGGCAATGAGCCAAGAGATACGCAGTAGGGCTAAGTATAATGGTTATAAGATAGTATTTGTGCCAGAGGCTAAAGCGGTGCAAGTGGGTAAAAGTGGCAATAAGCACAGCAAAAAAGACCAGATTGCCGATAGTAAGAATATGTTATGGAAACTTGGCATGGAGTTATAGCGTGATATGAAGCGTATAAACATCTTCGGTTGTCCTTGGCATACAGCGAACCAGCACTCAATGCTACAGCTAACTAAAAAGTACCCGATTAAGTTTAGCTATTTAGAAAATAATGTGCGTAGGTGGTCGCAATGGTCGCACCACCCAGAGCCTAGCACTGTATATAGCCCAGATGAGTTTGAGTGGGTAACTTATTATGAGCCAGGAAAGTATGATTTGGCTATATTACACGTTGACCAGCAATGCGTTGACCCACAGATTGGTAAGGGCAAACTATACCGAGATTTAAATGAAGTTATAACCGATATACCTAAAATAGTTATAAATCATGGCACGCCAATGTGGGATGAGCGCTATGATGAGGCTATGGTTATAAATGGTGGGCTAGTGTATGACAGCAAGGGCAAACCACACCAACTAGATGGTATGAAGCGGTTAATTGGCGATAACTACATGATAGTTAATAGCTATAAGAGTGTAGAGCGTTGGGGTTGGGGCTACCCAATAATACATGGTTTTGCGCTAGATGAGTGGGAAGATATGCCGAAAGAGCCAAGAGTTTGTATATCACTATCACCTGGTGGCTTAGATAAGTACTATAACCGCACTTTGATATCGGCAATAAAAGGCGCAGTACAAGAAAAGACAGGGCATAATTTAACACACTTTAATGTCAACCACGATAGCGAAGATTGGGAAGATTACAAGCAGTTTTTTAGTAGTTCGCTTATACATATATACCCATTTAAAGATAGCCCTATGCCACGCTCACGCACTGAAGCAATGCTGTCGGGCTGTTGTGTGCTTACTAGCAAATACCATAACGCTGATGAGTTTATTAAGCCTGGAGTTAATGGCTTTATAGTGCCAGACAACCCACTAAGTTATGCTGAAACTATTGACCAGTTATTAAATTATAATTACAAAGAGGCGGTCGAGATTGGCAAGCAGGCACGCAAAGACGCTCAAAAGTGGTTCAATTTAGATAGATATTTAGACGATATACATGGGCTGATAATAAATATATTAGACGGTAAACGACCAATATGGAAAGATGGGGTTAAAGTATGGGAACAGTAGCATTTCAGACCTTTGAGGCATTTCATGGTAAGAAGAATATAGGCAGTACAAATATACGAGTACACCAACTTATTAAGCACTGGCAAGAAGCCGAGCTATATAAGTATGGTAGCAACCCTGATGTTATGATTTTTCAAAAGGTTTATTGGTTGCCTGATTATAGGTTTATTGAGCATTTTAAGGGTATAAAGATACTAGATATTTGCGACCCTGATTGGCTAGACAATGTACACGTTAAGCGCACAGTCGATAATTGCCATGCGGTAGTAGTGCCAACTAAGGCTATGCAGGAGTTTATGCAACAACTAACCGATAAGCCAGTCAAGATTATAAAAGACCGATTTGATTTAGAGCCAATACCAAAGCCAATAGAGCATAAAAGTAAAAAACAACTAACCGCCGTATGGTTTGGTTACCACCATAATGCCGATGTGTTGCGCTATGGGGCAGTTAAGGCGCTAGAAGATATGGGTATACGCTTAGTTATAATATCTGATGATGACCCAGCCGCATGGCGCTGGGCTAGTAGCGAGGAGTATAAGAGTAAGTACAAGTTTTTAAAGTATGGCGAAGATACTATATACGAACGCTTACAACAGTTTGACATTGCCATATTGCCAGCAGATGGTAGCTCAAGGGGCAGGTTTAAGAGCGAGAATAAGACTGTTAAGGCACAACTTGCAGGTTTGCCAGTAGCCCGCACCATTGACGAGCTGGAGTTGCTAGTAGATAATAATAAGCGTAACGATATTGCAAGCAAGGCGTATAAAAAAGCGATTAAAGAGTATGATGTGAAATTATCCGTAAAAGAGTATAAGGATTTGATAGATGAACTTAAAAGTACATAATCCAAACAACTTGCCGACAATGGACTATCGAGAGTGGATACCTTTGCAAGGTCACTTAAAGGACTTAAACAAAGATAATTACAACAAGCTCAAAGGCGTGCTAGAGAAGCGAGGGTTCACTGTACCTGCATTTTTATGGCACAACCGAGAAGATGACAAGTATTATATTATGGACGCTCACCAACGCCAAAGAGTGCTTATAAAAGAGAACGCTACACCTTATGAATTACCCTATGTGTTGATTGAAGCTGATAATATGCAAGACGCTAAAGCACAACTGTTAGAGATAACCAGTCAATACGGAACGATAACTTATGAGGGTCTAGATGAGTTTATAGAACTTGCTGAATTACCACAGGCTGAAGTGTATGAGGCGGTGCATTACGATGGACTTTATAGATTGAACGAAGATGTCAATTTTGACGACATAGAGGGTACACAAGATAGAGAAGCACCAGATAAAACACAAGATATAACCTGTCCAGAATGCGGACACGAGTTTAGGGTGTAGCTATGGCAATACCATATATGGGCAGTAAGCGAAAAAGTGCGACCAAGATTTATAGCACAATAAAGAACTTTAACCCTGAAGCCAACCATTTAGTTGATTTATTTTGTGGTGGATTAGCAATTGGCGAGATATTTATTAAGAATGGTTGGTCGGTAGTAGCCAATGATAAAAACAAATATGTTGTTGAGCTAATACGCCACGCAGTTAATGGTGGATTTAATGATAGTATATTTACACCAGAATTTATAACTAGACAAAAGTTTTATGATGTTATTGAGAACCCAAGCAAATATGATGACTGGTATGTTGGTTATATCCAATGTATATGGAGCTTTGGTAACTCTCAACAACAGTATATGTTTGGTAAAGCAGTAGAGCCAGTTAAACTAGCGGGCCACGAACTAGTGGTGAATAAGAACCCAGAACTTATAAAAGATATACTACCAAGAATATATATAACCAAGATATTAGAACTAGACGATTGGCATAAAAGAAGATTAGCTCTAGCTAGGGTAAGTAAAAAGTTAAAGACTAGAATACACGAACTGCAGCAACTGCAGCGACTGGAGCAACTGCAGCAACTGGAGCGACTGCAGCAACTGGAGCTTTATAGTGATGATTACTGGAATATAAAAATACCCAAAGAAGCAATTATATATTGTGACCCACCATATAAAGGCACTGCTGAATATAAAGAGGGTGGATTCGACCATGATAAGTTCTGGGAATGGGTTAGACAAACCGCAAAGACTAACAAGTTATACATAAGCGAATACCAAGCACCAGATGATTTCAAGTCTATATTGTCGTTCCCACAAAAGAGTACGTTACAAGGCGGATTACAAAAGCATAACAACCAACCTAACGAATGCTTATTTGTACCAACAGGACAAGAGAAATATAAGCAATTATTAGAGAAAGATTAGAAAATGGCAAATGAACAAAACCTAATACCAGCTAAAAAAGGTGAAGTAAGAAATCCTAAAGGCAAACCAAAGGGTACTATTCACCTATCTACTCGCATACAAAGAATGATGGACGACCCAGACTTCACTACCGATATGATAGGTAAAGATGGCAAGAAGTTTCAATTCAAAGGCAACCCAGCAGAGGCAATTATAAAGACAGCGATACTTAAAGCTATGAGTGGCGATAAGAACTGGGCAGATTGGTTAGCAAAGTATGGGTATAGTTTGAACATTGAAGTTAGTATGAGTAACCCAATCCAGTTAATAATAGAAAAATATGGAAATAGCGAGGGCGTTGATGAAGTTCCACCAACTACAACAGATGAGAGCAGACCACCTGCAACTGACTCATAATATAACCCTATACCCATACCAAGAAGAAATAAGCAATCGTATATTATCTGCGCTACTACACAATCTAAATGTAACTAGCGAGGCAGATATTAAAGACCTAGAGCTGATTGAGCTAGCTATTGAGATAAGTCGACAAGCTGGTAAGACTGAAGCGGTGGTTGATACAGTTGAAATTATAATGACATTTATTAGTGAGCTATATAATATGCCTATACATATTGGTATATTTGCACCCCAAATAGAGCAAGCTAGAACCGACTTCGAGAGATTAAAAAATAACCTACGCTCAGTTAGACCACTAGTGCAAGATGATGAGAACAATACTGATGTTAAAGAGCGTGAGAACGCCAAAACGCTGGTATTACCTAATGGCAGTAGTTGTTGGATAGCACCAGTAACCACTACATCTAAGCCTGAATCTAAAACCTTTCACTTAATGATATTTGAAGAAGCCCAAGATTTAGATGATAAGATTGTACAGCAACAGATATGGCCGATAGGCGCAACTACTAACGCCCCACGCATATATATTGGTACGGCTGGCACTAGGCTTTGTTATTTTAAGAGCTTGAGTAATACCAAGCGCAGTATAAAGATATATTTTGAAGATATAGTAAAACAAAGGCGTGAGCTGTATGAGCGCACTGGTGATGTTAAGCATTTATTGTATGAGCAAGCGGTGCGTAATGAGATTAAAAACGCCCCAGAGGGTATAGACAGTGATGAGATACAACGCCCATACTTTGGCAAGTGGCTAATAGGCACGGGACAGTTTACTACACTAGAGGAAATACAAGGCTTAGAAGATAGCAACCGCAGTAATACCAATAGCGACAAGGTACACGAGTGCTTTGCTGGAATTGATACTGCCAAACACCCAGATAGCACAGTTGTAACAGTATTACGCTGGAATAATGACTTAAAAAAGAAAGAGGTTATAAGCTGGCTAGAGTTACGGGGTGAGAATTACAAAAACCAGTATGAGATAATAATAGACTTTTTGAGTAGGTACAATATAGTGGCGTTGGCGATAGATAGTACCGGGCAGGGGCAATTTATGCCCGATTGGATAAAAGAAGATACTGAGTGGGCTGATGAGAATAGCGGTCTGTTTGAGATTAAGTTTACTGCACAATCTAAAGACGCAATGTATCGTAATCTAAAAGTTACTATAAAAGACTTCTTGACGAGTCTACCTAAATTAAGTACAACTAATGGTAGAAGATTCCTTGACCAAATGGTTAATCTTCAACAGGAATATCGGGGGCAATTTCTAAAGGTTGCTCACCCTGATGATGATAAGGCACATGACGATTTCTGTTTCGTGGCAGGCACATTGATAACAACATATTATGGACAAAAACCAATTGAGAGTTTGCAAATAGGTGACTTAGTTCTTACTAGACAGGGCTATAAGCCCATAGTTGCTAAAGGTAGTAGATTGGCTGAAGTTATTACTAGGTACGGCATAACTGGCACACCAGACCACCCGTTTATAACCAAAAAAGGCATAAAAGGGTTTGAATATATAGATGAGTCTGATATAATATACATATGGAACGAGAAACAATCATCTATCGAGGAAAAAAGTATCATAGATACCCAAGCTCAAATAGACGGCAACTCAAAGTATATTACTGGCGACACGATAAAAGTAATGAGCCACCTAAGTCGTTACATAGACAGATTTATATCGACAATTATGGCGACATACCAAAAGGCTCGGTCATTCATCACAAAGATGAAAACCCACTTAATAATGAACCCTCTAATCTTGAGTGCAAAAGTCGAAGCCAACATCAATCAGAGCATATGTCAACAGACAAGGCGAAACAGCGCTCTAGAGAGTCATTGGCTAAGTATGCTCGACCAGAAGCTGCTAAGTGGCATGGCTCAAAGGCAGGTAGAGAGTGGCATAGAAAACATGCCTACGAAAGCATACTCAAGAACAAAGCAGGTAGTATATAATCTTAAAATAAAAGATTGTCCAGAGTATTTTGTTAATAATGTGCTTGTACACAATTGTGATAGTTGGGCGTTGGCTGAGTGGGCTTATGCAAAGTGGACAGAAGAAAGCAATGCTTATATTGGGGTGGTAGATACTAAAGAGAAAGAGCGCAAAGTGAGCCGAGATGAAGATGGTAAGATAACCGATTATTGGCCGGGGCTAGACGAAGAATTATGAATATAAAGTTACCGATTATAGGGCAAATAACAACTGGCAAAGATGTATCAAAAGAACAGCCAGCGATTCAGGCTGTAAGTATTCCTAAAAAAATAAAGAACGTACTTTTAGGTAGTTTTCTCGATATGGGTAGTAATAAATTGAGTGATGAAAAAGCTATTAGTGCCAAGCTTATAAATGCTTTTTATGAGTGGGTATATATAAATGTAACCACGCTTGCTGAAGAAGTATCTAAGTTAGAGCCAGAGCTATACAAAGTCGTGCTAAAAGGGGGAAAGTATGAGCTGGTTGAAGTTGAAACCCACCCATTACTTGATTTACTAGATAAGTTTAATGACACTACTACTCAAAGTGATGGCTTTTATTTGACCGAAGCCCATTTAGATTTGACTGGCGATAGCTTTTGGTACTTAGAGGGTGGTGCAAATGGCGCTATACCAACTGCTATATATTTATTACAACCAGATGGTGTTGAGTTGGTTATTGACGGAACATGTGAAGTAACTGCATATAAATACAAGATTACTGTTAATGGTAAAACTACTGAAACTATTTATGAGCCAGGTGAGATACTGCATATTAAGATACCAAACCCAGCTAACCAGTACAGAGGGCATAGTGTAGTTGAGGGTATTGCTACTAGCCTAGATATAGATACTAATATGCTACAGGCTACTACTAGCTTTTATGGTAATGGTATGATGGCGCAGTTTATGCTAACTACCGATAATAAACTTACCCAAGACCAACTTAAAAAGCTCAAAGCCGAGATGAAAGCTGCCTATGGCGGTAGTAAGAACTTCTTTAAAGTGCCAATTTTTGGTGGCGGTATAAAACCCGAAACAGTACAGATGAATAGTCGTGACGCTCAACAGATTGACCAACAAGCTTGGCTACGCGATAAGATAATGGCTGCATTTAAAAACACCAAGGCTAGTTTGGGTATAACTGAAGATGTAAACCGTGCTAACGCCGAATCTACTTTACTTAATTGGAAACAATCTACTATCAAGCCTAAGATGTGCCGAATTGTTGACGCATTAAATGAATACCTAGTAGTACGCTATGGTGAAAACTTAGTGCTTGGCTTTGAAGACCCTGTGCCAGAAGATATGACCCGTAAAGTTGCTGATAGTAAAGCATTATACGATAGTGGCATTATTACTCAAGATGAAGCTAGGGAAATGGTAGACTTTGACGCACTAGGCGGTGATAACAGCGATACTAAGCCTGATACCTATAGTGAAGATAACCCACCCAAAGCATTGCAAGCAGTAAACCTTAAAAAAGTATTTAGGCGTAAAAGCTTGGTACAGCAAAAAGCTGATTGGTACAAAGCCTATGAAGCTGCTAAACCAGTAGCTAAGAACTTAATGCGCAAAGAAGTTATTGAGATAAAAGAAGCCAAGCCGATTAGTATTACATTTAGTAATGACCAGATATGGGAGTTCTGGGAAAAGCAAATAGCAATGGTTGAGGTAACTGAAAAACGCTTTGATAATATGTTACAGCAATTTATTAGCGACATGGTAGACGAGGGCGTGCATAATGTAGACAACCCTGAGGCTCGTAAGGAACGAAACTTAATAAACAATGAGCGCTGGGAGGCTAACGCTGTTGCCAAGTTTACGCCAATACTTACTGAGATAGCAGTAGCTAGTGGTAACCACGCTAATAACTTAATTGGTGTAGATACGCCATATATACCAAAGGCGCTTAAAGAGTTTGACTTGCGTAATAGTATTAAGAGCCGAGTTGAGTTGTTTGCCAGCTCTATGATTGAAACTGATGAAAATGTAATGGTAGATATTATTGAGGCTGGTTTAACTAATGGTGATGGCGTGCCGGTTATTAAGCGAGCCATACAAGAGAAGTTTGATAGCTATACCAAGACCCAAGCCGAGCGAGTAACCCGAACTGAAGTGTTACACGCTAGTAACTTAGGGCTAGAGGACGCATATATACAAAGCGGTGTGGTTGAGGGCAAAGAGTGGCTAACGGCTGGTGACCCCTGCCCATTATGTGAGGAGTATAGCGGTAAAGTAGTTGGGCTAAGTAAAGACTTTTATAGCGGTGATAGTGAGTTTGACGATGGCAACCCACCACTACACCCAAATTGTCGTTGCACAATAATACCAGTAGTTGAAAGTTCTAAAGCCTTTGATAGTAAGAGCCTAACTAAGATAAAAACCCTTGAGGCTAAGATAGATAAGCGTACTAAAGAGTATAAGAAAATTAAGACAGACAAGCTTGAGCAAGATAAATACATAAAAGAACTTGAAAAGTTGGCAGGGTTAAATGAATAATGATAAAAAAGCCAAACTTCAAGCGATAAAAAATAAGCAAATAGCCAAAACCGAGCAAGCTAAGATAAACCAGGCTAATCATAAAGAGCTTATTGATACTATA